ATTTTTTGTATAAAATGGTTTACATACTTATCATTTTGTGGTATAATGGTAACTATAATATACAATGATTCGCTAATGAAACACAATAGGAGACTATATGTCTATAATGGATAAACTTAAAAAGAACTCAAAGATCAAGGAGACCTCGGTTCTCTCTGACTCAAAGTTCTTTTCTGAAAAAGATCAAACACCAACCGAGGTTCCGATGGTGAACGTTGCCCTGTCAGGTAATCCTGATGGTGGCCTTGCATCTGGTCTGACTGTCCTCGCTGGTCCATCAAAACATTTTAAGACTTCGTTCGCATTGCTTATGGCTGCAGCGTATCTTAAAAAGTATCCTGATGCAGTAATGCTGTTTTATGATTCTGAGTTTGGCTCACCGCAGGCATACTTTGAAACATTCGGTATTGATACGTCACGGGTACTACACACGCCAATCACTGATGTTGAGAAACTGAAGTTTGATGTGGTTGGTCAACTTGAACAACTATCACGAGGCGATCGTGTGATCGTCGTTATTGATTCGGTTGGTAACCTTGCATCTAAGAAAGAACTAGAGGATGCAATCAACGAAAAGTCAGTCGCTGATATGTCTCGAGCAAAAGCACTAAAAGGTTTGTTCCGTATGGTTACACCATACCTTGCTATGAAGAACATTCCAATGCTTGCGGTCAACCATACTTATCAAGAGATTGGTTTATTTCCTAAGGCTATCGTTTCAGGTGGTACGGGTATTTACTATTCAGCTGATAACATTTGGATTCTTGGCCGTCGTCAGAACAAGACAGGTACCGAGGTAACAGGATATGACTTTGTGATTAACGTGGAGAAATCACGATATGTTAAAGAAAAGTCAAAGATTCCTATTTCGGTTTCTTGGGACGGTGGCATCGAGCGGTATAGCGGTCTTATGGATGTTGCTGTTGCTGGCGGTTATGTTGTTAAGCCTTCTAATGGTTGGTATGCACATGTTGATCGATCTAATGGAACGTTTGAAGGAAAAAAAAATACCGAATGGCGGAATCCATGACTGCAGACTTTTGGGATCCTATCTTTGAGAAAACTGACTTCAAAGAATTCCTAATTAAGTCTTATACGATTGGCCATAAATCAATGTTTGATAGTATTGCACTGGAGATGGATGATGCAGCATCTGATTGATGAAATCTCAAAACTTCATTATAAGTATATCACAAATGAAGATGATCCCGACGCAACAGTTTGCGTCGGTTTAACTCAGCCTCCATACGAGGGTGTTGTTATTCAGTACGGCAATATGGATATAGTTGAAGATGAAGAAAGTGATGAGGCTCGACTTAGTTTTACGTATAAAGTAGTCGAGACTCCAATTGACGAAAGTCTATTTGATGATGCATTCAACGATTACCTAGGAGCGATCCTACATCATATCGTTGAGGATGCCGTAACTAGAGCTAACGAAACCGGAGAGCAGATAATTGGAACAAAAGATTCAAACGACGATACTACGGAATCTGATCAACAATGACGACTTCACTCGTAAGGTAATTCCGTTCATTCGGAAGGACTACTTCGAGTCGGATCATCGTCTAATATTTGATCAGGTTATTTCTTTCGTTGACAAGTACAACAAGTTACCAACACCGGAAGCTTTAGAGATTGAGCTTTCGTCATTGGACGTTAATGATGCATTACTTGTTGATGCGTCAACCGTACTTAATGGTATCCGCGCAACTAAAGACAATGAAGTGGATACTGAATGGCTTGTTGACGAGACCGAAAGGTGGTGTCAGGATCGCGCAATACATCTTGCGATCATGGAATCTATAAATATAATTGAAGGCAAGCATAATTCATTAAAGAAGGACGCATTACCAAAACTCTTATCAGATGCGCTTGGTGTAACATTTGACTCAAGCGTAGGTCACGATTACATCAACGATGCAGAAAAGCGATTTGATTTCTACCACACGGTTGAGGATCGTATCCCGTTTGATCTAGAGTACTTTAACTCCATCACCAAAGGTGGATTACCCCGCAAAACATTAAACATCGCACTCGCTGGCACAGGCGTAGGTAAATCCCTATTCATGTGTCATGTTGCAGCTAACGCCTTAACACAAGGAAGAAACGTACTTTACATTACAATGGAAATGGCTGAGGAACGTATCGCAGAACGTATCGATGCTAACTTGATGAACTTGCCTATCGACCAATTAGAAACTTTGCCTAAGGAAATGTTTGACAACAAGATCACGAAGATCGCACAGAAGAACATCGGC